GTTCCATACATAGCGCTCAATGTTTCTGAACACTTCTTCCGAAATTTCCACATTGTCGACGCCTTCCGTCGACTGGCGGCACTCGCCGGCGCCGACCAGTTTATTGTCTTCTATAAAAGCGTAAAACATTCTCCTAATCTCCTACTTTTCGGTATGCAATAACATTGATATAACCGTTGGTCGCCTCGTTGTTGCCTGTATTGGAAAAACGGATCGTCTTGTTTTTCACCAAAGCGGCATAAAAACCGGCACAGCGGGATTCGCCCGTCGTCAAAAAAACACCGGCAGTCGGCGAAGACGCAATCGCGTCATAAATTGAGGGATTCAACGCGCCGCGGACCGTAACGATTGAACTCGACGTAAAAAATACGCTGCCCATAATCTCGTACAAACCCTCGTCCGGCAAGAAATCCAAAGCAAAAGTCGAAACTTTGTTGGCTCCGATCGTACCGTTTGCCAAAATGTTCTTCGCCGCAAAATAAACCCACGGGTGCGGAAGTTTCGCGTTGCCGGCCGACGACAGATTGCTTAAATCCTTGTCCGCCAGATTGTCCAAGCTGACACTTGCAACCGCAATTCCGGCGATTGCTTCTCTTCCGGCCGGCGCCAGATTGCTGGCATCCGTTTTCAGCAGGCCGCTCACATCAATATCGCCGCCGCCCGTTCCCGTCGCCGGGGACGCGCCGCCGGCATACAATACGTCATTCATGCTTCTATCCTTTCAATGCTGACAATCGAGGGGCCTAATCCGTCAGGATCACGCAAATACAAATCTCCGCCGACCTTTTTAAACATCAGCTGCGCTTTGGCAGGAACAATCCCGCCGCGCTCGTCTTCCGTCGGCTGTCGATCCAAAACGATATACTCAATATCCCGAAGTAACGGCTGAACGGCAAAAGTATCCCCCGTTGCCGCTTCCATCACCGGTTCCCATGCCCGGCTGAATTTTTTATTAACAATAAACATTTTTTCCTCCTTATAAAAAAAGCCAGAGCAAAAGCCCTAGCCAAAACACAATTAAAAACCTCAGCATCAATCCGTTTTTCCCATCACCCATTCGCCGCCTGCGTTTTTGTAAATATGCGCCGGCAAAGATAAATCCGCCACAATTTGCGCGGAAACGTACCCTTCCGGCAGACTGTCGGCATTCGGAGCAATGAAATACATGTCTGCCGGCACACGCCGCACTACCCCGTTGATTTTGATTTCATAAATCTGCCCCCAGCCGGAAAACAGAGAATTAAACTGAAATTTTATATACTTATATTCCGTATCATTTGCAAAACTAAGCGTCAGAGTATCCAGCTCGTTGTCGGCAAACGTAGTCAGCGACACCCAGTCCGAATTGTCGTTTGAACCAAAAACTTCTCCCGAAGCGTAAACTTCGCCGTTGACAAACGAAATCACGGCCCCGGTCGGGACAAAACCGTCCGGATCATAAAACACAACGCTTTGCGGCGTCGAAGACGTCCCCGTTTGCCACTTGGTTTCCGTGTTTCCGTCAAAAGCATAATATGCCGGCGTCTGCTCGGAGGTCCCCGAACAGGCTGGATCATTGCCGCCAAGCGTTCCGTTGGCGGAAAGCAACGGCTGCACATATTTCTTGCTCGCGGGCTCCCCGCCAGATTTGCCGTAAAATATTTTAAGATCAACCGCCGAACCATCATCCGTATAATTGATCAGATTGCCGCCTTCCTCATAAGGCTTCATCACAAGCGTTTGCGACGGAATTACCTTACCCTCACAATAAAACGGCTGCGTGATCAGCCGCATATAATCAGTCAGATAAGCACGGATTTCCGGCGTCATGTTTGCCGACGACAATGTGCAGGAAACATTGCCGCCAACGACCTCCCAACGAAGCTCCTTAATACCGCTGTAATTGCTGTCGTTTTCAAACATATAATACATATAGGCCGCATCGGCATCAACTTCCAACTCAATCAAAGATGCCGCGGAAGAAGGTACCTCTACTTCCTTCGCCAACGTCATCAGCGAAGTGTCCCCCAGATAATCCGCTTCGTTGGTCGCATATATCTTCAAAGTTTGCGCGTCACCGGCTATTTTTATCTTCTTCAGCAAAACGGGTTCGCCAAATTTGAAATATTTCGGCTGCGCCAAATTCGTCGACGTCGAAAAATCATTGTCAAACCACGGAATCCAGCCGCCGCCGTACGCGGTACAATAGGTTGCAAACTCATATCTTGACGCTTTGAAACCTTCCAGATCGTCTACATAATTAAACGGAAACGTTTTCCAACCGGCTTCCGTCATCTCATCTACCGGATAGCTCTTTGACATTGTCGCATTCTCAAAAACGTACGCGGCAGCCGCTGCCTTGCCGCCCATATTACTGTTTGTTTTTCCCAGCATAGCTAAAAACTCCCTCATTGACACAAAATCGTCGGAATAACAACGGCTTCTTCCGGCTTTTCTTTTGCCCAGATCCGCACATAACCGGCGCCGCTCTCCGCCACCGGTGCAAAATTGCCGCTTTCGGCATCATCAAGTGAAAAGATTACCGTCGGAACCAGAGTTTCCCCTATTTCCGGCAGAGGAATATCTGCTTTGAACGCATAATCATCATATGTCTGATCTTCGACAAAAAGAGAAACCGGTACATTGACATTTGCATATTTATAGAGTTCCGCCGCCTCGGCTAAGCTGGCTTTGGCTTTCTCAAAAGCTTCTTCCAAACCAGCAATATATCCGTTATATGCGTCCTGCAAATCAACCAGCGCTTTTTCCAGCTCTTTTTTCAGCGCATCGACATCAAAACGGGAGATTTCCGCCGTATTGTTAACCACCTGAATATATAAAGGCAAACGAACATGTTTCGGGTAGCCCTCATTGCTTCCGCTCACCGAAGACTTGCGGTAATTGGCTTGTGCTGGCGAATCGCTTGCCCCGTACACATAAAGCAGCCTTCCGCCGCCGGCACAGGCCGAATTTGCCCCCGGAAGCCCATGCGTATGGCTTTTTATCTGGTCGTTATAAACCGTTCCAAGTTCTGAAAGCTGACTGATCGAACTGATAAAACGGATAATTTTCGGCAATCGAACATGGCCGTTCAGCGTATCGATATAAAAACACGGGCATTCGCCGTATTCTTCCACTATATCGTTAAAAGCCGCGTTACTTTCCACCGTCGGCACGGCGTTAATCCCAGCCAACCGATTAAGTTCGTTCCAAAAATCCGGATAAAGGATTTTGCAGTTGGTAATCGTTTCGCCCGTCCACAACGGATACGCCCCGGTCGGCGTTTCCCCTTTTATGGAAAAATAAATGTCAAACATTTCCCGTGTCGGTTTTTCTTCCAAATCCGCGATTGCCTGATTGATTGCGTTTATCTCGCTGATAACCGAATTGGCAAAAATTTTCACCTGATCAAAATCAGCGTTGACTTCTGACGCCACCGCCTTTGTCCCTCCCTCAAAAACATAAGGGTAAACAATATTTGTTACCGCCATCTTTTTTTCCTTTCTTAAGAAAAGCCCTCGGGAACTTGTCCCCAAGGGCTTGGTTATTAAAATTGGTTATTAAAACAAGCATAACACCAAATACGGCAAAATCCATAAGGCCAGGAAATATGCCGCGAACTCAAGCACAACCTGCATTATCTCACCCAGCTGCTGATTTGGCTCATCCGGTTTTTTAAGTCGGCATTCTCCGCTGCCAGCCGATCGTTCTCCGCATGCAATCTCCGAAACTCCAATGTATCTTTTTTGTTTTTGGTAGCATGCCAGTGGTATAGTTGATAGAGCAAATCTCGATCGCTCACTTCCCAATATTCGGTCTTTCCCGAACCGGACATAATCGCCGCCAATTCTTCTCTCACTGCAAACGCTACACAGCTTTTTACAATCCCGCCGATTTCCGCCTTGGCCTTTTCCGAAAGGACAATCTCCTTTTTGCCGGAAGGCAGCGACCGGGTGTGTTCGGAAACGATAACCGGCTTGTCGGCCTGTTGCCCATCCGCCACCGTGCCGAGAACTTTCAACACCCAGCGGCGGAACTCTGCCGCTTTCGGCGTGCGGGCAAACATCCCGATCAGCCAAGCTCCTTCACGGTTGAATATACGTTGACGGCGGCTCATACTATTTGAGGTCACTGAATCGATGACCTCAGTCATACCATCAAATTCTTCTTTATGATTATTATAAAGATTTGTTATCGATTTTGTTTTTTCATAACCAAGAGCTAAGGCAATATCGCCGGAAGACAACCATAATTGATTGGTTCGCTCAATAATTTGAATCTTGTGATCATGAAACTGCACAATATTACTCATGGCAGCCTCCGTTCAACAACTCGGTCAACTCCTTCAGCTTTTCCATAACCAAAGCCAACGTCGCTCGCAAAAGCTCGTTTTCAGTTTCTAATTCCTCAATTGATTTTTTCATTTTTTACGTCCTTTTTCTATAGGTTACCTAGAACAGCTAGGTCTGGGGGCTAGAAACGTGACGTAAAACACGCGGAGTTATTCAATATATTCCTCGCACCCCCAGATAAAACTTTTGCACAAAACGAGGTCAAAAAAAACGAATCGCACAAAAAAACGCATCTGACGGGCGCGTTACCGTTTACGTTAGAGTTTCTAGCTCTATTTGTAATAATAAACAAAACAACCTTAATGTCAATTAGTTTTGCTCGCACTCTGCTTTTAATAATGTCCAAATATCGCAATTTGGATATATATCTTTTAGAGCACCATACGCCCAGCATCCTCCTTTTTCAATTATAACATTGAAAGAAGCATCGCGTTCGCAGATTGCATCAGGATTTTTTTTTCTCTTTGTACATTCCACAAATACACAGCCATAAAAACTTTCAGCAATAAAATATCTTGCATTCAATTCTTTGATATTCCCTCCGTTTTTTTTATACAAATCAAGACATCTTTCCAAAGCATCAAATTGGGTATTTCTTTTAACAATATCAGAATACAACTTAGGATAAGTTTGATTATTCATATTGAATAATATTTTTCCACATTCAGCACCCACGGTATCGACAAAATTTGCGGCCTGAGAGCTTTCCGCCGTCGCCAGCAAAACCGCTAAAATCAAACAAATTTTCTTCATTTTAATTATCCATTTCCAAAGTGCGATATTCGCCTGTTTCATAATCATAAACTTCAACTTCTGTCGAGCCGCCGTATCTGTCAATGTCTTGAACTTCAACATTTCGATATTCTCCGACATTATAATCATAAATTTCTATATCTTCACCTTCCCGAACCAAATTGCCTTTATCAATTTCAACATAAGTTCCGTTAGCATAATCATAACCATCCCAGGCCATTGCCGGAAAAGAGAAAAACATCGCAATCAATAAAACTTTCTTCATGTTTTCATACCTTAATAACAACTTATGCTTGTTCCATCCACTTCACAATTATCTTCCACCACCGCTTTAACCGCTCTTTTGAAATCATAATCATATTTCAAATCATAACTATCCATTCCGGCCACTTCGGCTTGTGCGTTTTTAACCGTAATTTCAAGGCCGCATATTCCGCACATCGTATAAACCACACAAAAGGAAAGAAAGAGTATACCCGCATATTTCAAGATTTTTTTCATTTTAGTCACCTCACCATTTCAATTTCGGCGCACGTATTCTGGGCGCTTTATACGACGGTGTTTTGTAGGCCGGCTTATAGCCTTTCACACCGCTGTATGGATTAGTATTTCCTTTTGTACTAAAATTGTCAAGCCTGGTATCGTTGGCCTTGGTCCGGTACGACGGCGCCACATACGTCCCGCTGCTTGGTTTATAATAACCGCGTACAAAATTAGCGCTTCGCGCCTCAGCTGCCCCTGCCCATAAAATAAAGGCGAAAAGTAGTAATATTTTTTTCATAGCTGTTCCTTTTCAATTTTTTAATAGTACTTTAGTAGATATACACCACAAAATTAAAAATAACAACCATAAAAAAGAGCGGTGTTATTACCGCTCTTTATCTGTTCCTTAAATTGTTAAATGCTGCTGATGACAACCCCGCCGCAAACGCCGGGTTGATGTTAACTTCAATCGGTGTCCGGACAAGTCCGTCCGCTAAACGTCTGCCGGTATTACGCCGCATGCTGCGCATTAAAGCCTTGCCCCCCAATCCTCCGGCCGTCACTGCCAAAGAAAACGGATTAAAATAACCGCCGACAACACCGGCCGCCGTCAGCGGACTGGATATCCCGCTCCAAAACGGCGAAACCGTTGCACCGCCGACAGACGTAAGACCTTTTTTAAGTTTGCTCTCAAATATATCCTGCGATGTCTGCGCATCCGCAAAATTGCGGTTCACATCTCTGAAACCGGGAAACTCCCTGTCCATCAACGTCTTCAGATCGTTCTCCGCACGTTTCAACGCTCCGGAGCGGGAAGCCCCGACCTTTACTTTGTTGCCGGCCTCTTCCCGCAATGTCTTTTTCAGCATATCAAATTCCGCCAGACTGCCCGGCTGTATACCGTCAAAAGCCCGAGGATCGATCAAACGCATTTCTGCTATCATATCTTCGGCTATCGGATGTTGTGCGTAAAAATCTGCTACTTTTTCTTCCGGCATCATTTGTCCGCCGTTTTTCGCCATAAAACCGGCATATTTTTCTTCCGCGCGTTTCAATTCCGGCGTTTTAATGACCTGCTCAAAGTCCGCATCATACATCCCGCTGCTGCGACGCTCCAAACGATCGGCCAAAATCTTTGCCCTTTCGGATAAATCTTCCGCCCCGGACATAACCGCATTGCGCATTGTCCGGCGCTTGTTTTCATCAGCTAACGCCTCTACAAATGAACGATTTATTGAATTATTTCTTGAAGATTGTAAAGGACGCCAGATATTTTTGATTGCTTCTTTTTGTTCTTGGATATTATTCTGCAAGCGATTAACCACATTTTGCAGACTATTTGGCGATTGATAGTTGCCATAATAAGCGGGATCATACTCCATATAAACAACGTCCGGTTCACCCAAGTTGAATTTTCTCATCGCCTTTTTGTCCCACCTATCCGGTGCAAATTGTTCATTCCAAGCATCGCGACCAACTTCCTTGAAGCCATGCCTTGAATAAATTTCAGGAAGAAACGTGTCGTAAGCATCAAGCTTTGAACCACCCGCAGATGTTGCTGCTTCCATTATCGCATCACCGGCACCTTTTGCTCGAGTATTTCCGTTAAACACTGAAACAATGTCGCCATCATTTCTAATAGCAAAACCGGTCTTACCATCATCGGTTAAAAATGTTCGCATATCTGCATATTTTTCAGGAGAATATTGGTAAACCTGTTCTCCTTTCGCCCCGGCTGTTTTCTTAAAGTTGGTCATGGCATCATAAAACATCTGAGCATTCTTCGGATTTGCATCATACTCATTAAAAGAAAGGGGTGATTCTAACACCCCTTCTAAATGTTTGTTTGGAGACCAACGATTTAATCGCAATCCCACATTTCCATTAGCTCCTGTATTGATACCTTCCCCGAGTTCGCCGGAATAAGGGTGAGAGCCATATCCTCGTATTTGCGTTTCATTTCCAGTTCTTCTGGCGTCAACGAATTTAGCTTCTCTTGCGGATTGACGAGCCAATCTTTGATTTTCTTCATTAAGAACATCATCTATTGTGTCCCCTTTTCCTGTAACCTTTTTCCATATATTCTGCATATTAGTCAAATTTGGATCAAAAGTCAAACTATTTAACTTTACTTTCGAATCTAAAATACTTTTGGCAGCTTTATATGTAGGAACAATCTTATCAGTTACCGGTCTCGCCGCCCATTTTGCCCCCTTTGCCCCATAATGCAGTCCAAACGGCAACGCCGCGCCCAAAGCAGCGCCCCAGAACACATTTTTCGGCAACTCGTCCATACTGTCCGAACCGGTTGTACCGTAAGCTGCTCCCTCAGCCGCACCGCTGGCACTCGCCAGTTTCAAACCTTTTAAGCCGGTTTTGCTCAAACCTTTGACCAACGCACCGCCCGCGCCCTGCATATTCCCGCCAAGCTCCGAGGCAAATTTCGCTGCCTTATTCCAGCCACCCAAACCGGCGCTTTCCGCCGAACGTTGCAAATCTGCGTCAAGCGACGCCAAATGACCGCCAGTCTTCCTGTCCAGCCAGTCCGTCGCACCCAGAGTTGCGCCGCCGGCCACGCGTCCCAAACCGGAAACAACACCCTGCCCGAAGCCTTTTAAGCCCTCGCCGGCAATTTCCAAAGCCCCGAACCCCCGCGGACGAAGACCGGCGGCTAAACCCGCCGCTTCCGCCTTTTGGCTGTCCGTCAACGGCTTTAAGCCCTGACGCAAACCATCGTATTGCTGTCTTTTAACATCTGACGCGTAAATCTTCATAGCATCCAACGATGAGCCTTTTGTTTTGAGCCAACTGTCTACTTGTGCAGGGGAGTATCCCTTTGCTTTCAGGTTTCTTGCGCCCTGCAATAATCTCTCTTGAGTTTCCATATTATATATCCCCCCATGCATCTTCATCTGTCGGCACCTTTGATACCTGAGCAGAATTTCCGCCACCGTTACCGGCATGTTTCTGAGCTTCGGTACTAAGATTTTTTTCCAATGTACCATTAGCGTAATCTTCCATAAAATTATCCAGAACACGGCTAATTTGATCTTCAGGCATCATGGGATCAATTTCATAACGATAAGCTACCGCCTCTGTGGCCGCATCCATCTCTTTTGAACCGACACCCATCTCTTTCAGCAAACTGCGCATAAATATATTCATCTGAGCTTTGGCATTTTGAATATCAGCTCTGTTTATGCCGCCCTGACCATTCGTCCAGCCCCAGCCGCCGATTTGTCCCAAGCCTGTACCTTCCTTAAGGGCATCCCTCGCGCGGTTAATGGCATATTTTACCGTGGGCAACATTGCTTCCTTTTGCCGAGCCGCCTTTTTCTTCTCATGTTCATCTTGAGCTTGCAGTTTTGCTTCCTCTTTCGCCCGCGCTTCTTCAACCGGAGAAAGATAAGGCTGTGACAACTCCCGGTTAACTTTCCGCGTATCCGCTACGATTTTTGCAATATTAGCCCAAACTTGGCGGGCATCTGCTATTTGTTTCTCCAAACCAACTCGATAAATAACGCTTTCAGGAATACCCAAAGCTTTGGCTTGCGCTGTTATATTCTTTTGAGTTTCTGTCGGTAAACTGTTTTTGAACTCAGCAATTTCAATATCACGGCGCATTTGATTATCAGCCGCTAACTGATTGTACCCATAGTTCACACCCGCCATCGTTTTGTCATGTTCTAATGTATTCTCCGCCTGATTGTTTTGAGAGGCTATTGTATACGGAAATTCTCCTGCTTTGATTGCTCCGGCTTTTTTCCCTTCAAACGCAACTTTTTGTTCTGGCGTCATTTTACCAACCCGATCTAAGGCTTCAGCAAGCGGTGTTCCCTCTTCAACCATCATCTGGACAATTCCCAAATCTCCTGAAGCATATTTTTTATTTGGTACCAACTGAGATATATCGCCACTTTTTGAGAAGTCTCCAAAAGATTCCGGCGTAAATTTATCGGCATTTTTCAAAACTGTTTCCGTGTAATTGGCTGGTTTAATCAAATTGTTGATTGTCGCCTGATTGCCGAAATAATCCAACGCTTCCTGATTGTTCGGGTCGCTGGAAAGCTTGTCAGTGTAATAAGCACCGCGATCAAAATTAAGCCCGTCCAATCTGGCAATCTGCCATTGTTTTTGGTCTTCGGTCAAATACGGATTGCTGTTGATGGCGTCAATTTTACGCTGTCTTGCAGCCTGTTCGGCGTCGTCTTTTATTTCCTGCTCACCGCGCAATCGCGCAAGAGTTTTATCCAACTGATAATCCGCCAGTATTTTGCTTTTTTCCAAAGCCTTATCCTGTAATGTCAGTCTGAACTGGTTGTCCCTCTGCTCTTTAGCCAGAGCGTCGGCGCGTTCCTGCTGCTTTAAGGCCAACCGATTGGCATATTGCCGGTTTTGGTTTAATGTACCGACCGTATTGCCGGCGCCGATAACCCCGTATCCGAGCGCATCCTGCAAGTTACCGCCGGTCAGGCCAACGCCCAAAGCCGTTCCCAAACCGCCCCAAAGCGTACGTCCTGCGTTTGAACCGGCAAAGTTTTTGAAACGTCCCCATGCGCTTTGCGGACGCGCCTGTTGCTGCTGCCTCTGCCGCTCTTCCGCCATCCGCAAAACATTGTCTACCGGCGTCGGATCGTTGACGTCTCCGGTTTCGGCAATCCTGTACATTCTGCTTAAATCCATAAGAAAAAAACTCCATAAAAAAAGCCCTGAACCCCAACGGGCGCAAGGCTTGACACAGTATTACTTTTGTCTTATAAAAGAAAAGTCCGTTGCACGAACAACGGACAATTTACCTAACCAAAGGAGCTAAGCCTTAATCTTAACTTCTTTATGAGGTTAGGATAACCTATTTTTGCTTGCCAGTCAAGTTAAAATAGATTTTAGGCCTGCTCCTTATATTTTTATAAGGAACTACAATGATAATAAGAATTATGCTTATAATCAGAAAAATCAAGATACTTTTCTATGTGAAAAAATCTTGAGCCTAAAAGCAAGGGGCGGAGAAATCCGCCCTTTGTTATTTACTTAAGCGCCCAGTTGGTCAAAGCTTCCCCGCCGGGACCGCCGAGATAACCGCCGGCAATCGTCCCCGCCGCATTGGCAATTCCGCTCCACAAATTATTATTGTTGCTGTTGGCCAGTGCGTTCTGATAAAGATTATTGCTCGCCTGATTGGCGGAACTCATCATATTATAAGGTACCTGATAATAGTTCATCAACTGGCTTAAAACATTTGCAACCCGGCTGTCTTCGCTGTTCATCAAATCAAGCTCGGCATCCGTCAGCTTGTTTGCCAGCTGGTTTGACATCTGGTTAATACTCGACCCGCGAGTCAGGCCTCTCTCAGAAAGCGGACTGACAATGTTATTTTCAAGCGACTGCGTTGCCGCGTTGGCAAGTTGCTGCTGCCGGTTCTTGTAGCTCTGGCTGTCATAGGTCGGACTGACAAGCTGCTGCAGATATGACGGGATCGCCGAAGTCGTCTGATTGACAAGCTGTGTTTCAAACGAAGACGGGTTATAAAACGTCCCGTTTTTATTTGTTGTCGAATTGCCGTAAAGGCCGCCGGTGTTGTAAGTTTGTGATTTTGTTTTGTTTCCGGAACTCATTTTTGTAATCTCCTTAAAAGTTTCTTTTTTCTGTCCACCCATTCAAAACCTGCCTTTTTCAGGCAGATAACGGCGTTTAAGTGCCTTGTGTCTGCATAAACGACAGGGAACATATCCGCCGCCTGTCGAACTGCGTCCACGCATTCGCGATGTTTTTTGCGCTTAGCATATCCACCCAGATAAAAAAAGTCATCGGCCTCGCTTTGATAAACAAAAACCGACCCGATATAACCGTCTTTATCGTAAACGTTAAAAAAACGGCTATCTTTGATTAACCGTTCAAAACCGTTGACATCGTCGAGATTTTCTTTGTTTTTCTCAAAGCCCCGGCACGCTTCTTCCCTATCAAAAAAAGGACTTTCCTTGCCAACCAGAAAAACCATCTTTTACCCCAGCGTCTTTGTCTTAACCTTAACACGTTTCAGCTCCAGCCGCTTAATACCGAACTCCTGACCGGCCTCACTGGTGTAAATTCTTATCTGCAACTGTTTGAAATGCCTTAAACCAGCAAGGTTGAACATCACCGTATTACGATTCTTGTCAAACCACATTCCGCCGGCCGCGTCGTTTTTATCTTTTGCCCACAAGCCGCCTTTTTCATCATCCGCATTTTGCGCCCAGATTAAATAGCCTTCCGAGGTTTTAACCACTCTTTTGGTCTGTTTTCGTTCCGGGTTGTCGTCATAGGTCAGCTCTATGAAAAAATCGTTTTCCTGATTAAAATCAAGCGTCAGAATAAGCGGCATTTTCGGCACCTTCATATTACTGTCGGAACCGACGTTGATAATGTTTGCCAGATATTCGGCGCCGATAAATTCGCCGGCAAAATTTGCGGTCTGATATTCGCGCAAAACATTTTTGCCGCTCGCGGAATAAAAAACGCTGCCCGCCGGCATCAATGCCCGGATGTCGTCTTCGGCCTGCCGCTCCACCCATTCCGATTTCAGATAATCGTAAATCAGAATCCTGTCGCCGTTTAAGTACGGCAGCTTAAACCAGATTTCCGAACGGTCGCCGTCAATAAAACTGACCGTTTCGATCTCATCAAGACGGGTTGCGTCAATCCGGTCAAAAAACTCAATCACATTATCCGCCAGCCCGTTTGTCGGTCTTGTCTGCCCGACGTCGATCAGATAATAGGCAAAAACATTTTTGGCCTTTGCGTCAAAATAAAACAGTTTGTTGTCAAATTTGATCACCGACTTAAAACCTGCGCACCCACCGCCAACACGCCGCGCAGCGCGTTGAGCTGTGCCCGAACCTGCTTTATTCTCTGCTGTTCCTCAAGAGAACGTTTGCTTTTTTTCTCAGCCATTTTCATACCCCAAACTTTTTTTATTGCAAATTATACCATATGGTTCAGCGAATTGCCACAAATTCTTTGACATGCCCGTCGGGATCGCACCACATGGTCAGAAATTCGTCGGCAATCACCAGCCGTACCTGGTCGTAATAGGGATCATAAAGCAAAATCCGGTGTTCTTCGGTGTCTTCCGGATCGCGGACGGCAAAATAACCGAGCACGACGACCCAATGGGCGTAATTGTACATGCATTCCGCCATTATGTAATACTTTTCCGCCAGCAGTTTTGCCAGAAGCGGCAGCCCGATCTCCTCCGGCCGAAAGTTCTTGTGCGTTTTGACGGTTCTGGCCGGCGACAGCATTCCCTTGGCCAGAAATTCGTCCGTATAATGAGGCCCGGGCACAAGACCGAACTTTTCGATAAATTCGTTTTCGGAAGGAACCTCCGCGGTCCGCCCCGACAACAGGGTGCGGATGCAGGCAACGCTGCAGGTCCAATCCCGTTCCTGACGAAAAAGGCGCGGCGGCGTATTGGACACGGAAACGAACGCCGACGGTTCCTCGTAAGTAAAATATTCTTTCATGCGCTTCATTGTTCAAACCTCTGACTTTGTTAAAACGCTGTCAGCTTAGCAGAAAAAAAAGACAAACGAAAGTTTTTTTTGACAAAAAAGGAAGAAAGCTCAGGACGGCTTATGGCAGGCGGCGCGCAGCCTGGCCTGCCGCTTGCGGTATTCGCTGAAAATATAAAGATTGCGGGCAATGGCAATGCCGCGGAGAACCAGCCGGCGCTCGTCGTCGTGGATCGTTTCTTCCAGATACCGGAAATACTCCTCCAGCTCCTGAACATTATTGAATGTAACCGACATTGTCTTTCTCCGTAACCGTTCCATTAATACATACCATAGCACGAAAAACGACCGCCGGTTGTTATAGTTTTGTGACAAAAAAGCCGGAAAGGGGAAACGCCGCCGGCAAAAATAAAACGCCCCCCTGTTCACTTTGCAATTGCACATTATTATTATTTGGTTTAGTTATGGAAAACAATATCAACTTTATCTGACAGGAAAATTTTACAATGGCAAAAATCACTTGGAAACCGGGAACGATGGAATATCCTCTGCCGCCGGTTATGGTCAGCTGCGGGAGCATGGAAAAACCCAACGTCATGACCGCCGCCTGGACCGGCATCGTCAGCAGCGACCCGGCAATGACTTATGTTTCGATCCGCCCTTCCCGCTACTCGCACGAGCTGATTAAGGAAAGCGGCGAATTCGTGATCAACCTGACCACCCTGCCGCTGGTGACCGCCGCCGACTTCTGCGGCGTCAAATCCGGCCGCGACACCGACAAATTCAAGGAAATGAATCTGACGCCCGGCGCCTGCTCGCAGGTTTCCTGCCCGCAGATTATGGAAAGCCCGGTTTCAATCGAGTGCAAAGTGGTCAGCGTCACCAACTACGGCAGTCACGACATGTTCCTGGCGGAAATTGTCGCCGTCAACGTCGACGACAAATATCTTGACCAGGACGGCAAACTGTGGCTGGAAAAAGCCGGACTGATCGCCTATTCGCACAATTACTACTACACCCTCGGCCGCAACGTCGGCTTTTTCGGCTTCTCCGTCTGCCGCAGCGCGCTCAAAGCCCGCGAAAAGATGAAAAACGTGGTGGTTGAGGTCAAAGAACCGAAAATTGCCAAAACGGAAAAGGACAGCAAATTCACCCGCAAAAAATGGACCCCGAAACCGGAAAACCCCCGCGGACGGGAAGGAAAGTTCAACGGCCGAGAGAAGTTCGAGCGCTCCCGCAGAATGCGTTTCGACGACAATGAAAACCCGGCCGGAACCCCGCGCAAACCGGGCAGAAAATTCGGTTTTGACAAAAACTCCGCCCCGCGCAAAAAATTCGACGACAGATTCGAAAACGGCAGTTCGGAACGGCAAACGGGAACCGGCAGACACGAAGGCGGCTTCAACCGCCGGCCGCGTCATCCGATGAACAAACCGCGCGGTTAATCTGTTCTGAAAACAAGCGTCAAGACAAAAGGCACCGAAGCTCAACCGGTGCCTTTTTATATGCCGCTTTTGACCGCTGCACGCGGCTGAAAACCCGTCGGCAGTTCAACCTCCGGCAACCGTCAGACAACACCTGCGGCAACTTTTCTCCTTCGGCAATTCTCCGCTGCCCGCGGCCGAAAACCCGCTGACAGTTCTACTTCCGGCAACCGTCAGACGACACCGACGGCAACTTTTCTCCTTCGGCAATTCTCCGCCGGTCATTTCCGCCGCCGTTTTTCGCGGTACCGTTCCCGATGTTCCCGCTTCTCTCAATCAGTTCGATTTTGAGCTCTTTGCCGTAAAACTCAAGCAGATGACGGTAGTATTCCCATTTGCGTACGCTGCCTATCTCCATGTTGTCGATCACGTACCAGGGGATTCCGGTTTTGGCCGCCACCGTTTTTAATTGCAGAAAACGGTCACAGCGGTATTTGTGCAGCTCTTGTCCGATTATTTTTTTGATTTTGTTGTTAAACAT